CCTCAGGTGGCTCGACGCCGGCGCACCCAGGCAGAGTGCGCCACGGTGGCAACCGGTACATCTCTTTGCCATGCACCGACCGTGCGCTTGACGGATTGACCACGCGCTTGATCGTCGCGGACGAGACAGCGCGCATGGACAAGGCGTTCGGGCGCTTGCTCACCGGGCTTGCAAAGTTCGCCACGTCGCAACTGTTGGCGATCACGACGCCTGATCCGGAGCAGAAGACCCGCCCGATTTGGGGCTACTGGCAGGCTTGCGAAGCCGCAATCACTGACGGAACGCCGTACCCAGCGGGCTGGTGGCCTATGATTTACGGGCTAGATGCTGACGATCAAGCCTCAGATCCGGCCGTATGGGCAAAGGCGCACCCAGGTTTGGGCGTCATTGTCGACCCGACGCAGTTACAACTGGCCGCGCAAACGATGCTAAACACGGGCGATCCCGTGCAAATCGCCGAGTTCGAGACGCAGTTGGCGTGCAGATACCACGAGATTGCCACGACCGACATCGATCTTGCGGTGCTGAATCGGCAAATGGTCGACTGCGATTGGGATCGTTTGCGCGGTGCGCCAGCGGTGATTGCGATTGACCTGAGCCGCGGTGGTTACGGAAGTCAACTTGATTTGACGGCGCTCACCATCATGGTCGTTGATGGTGGCATCATCCGTGCGCGAAACGTGTGCTGGTGGGCCGGTACGGACATCGCGCTCGACGAAAGGCGCTGCAAGAACCCGCTACAGGTGTGGATTGAGGCAGGACATCTGCGCCGAATGCCCGGCGAATGGCAGGATATGAGCATTGTGGAGGCTGAAATTGAGCACTTAATGACGCTCTACGACGTCCGAAAGATCGGCGTAGACCCGCATCCAGCGCAAGCGCGAGACATAAGACGATGGCAAGATCGCGGCTGGCCCATCATCCCGGTCGATCAGAGCATCCGCACGGCCGCTCCAGCCTGGAAGCTGTGGGGCGATCTCTTGAAGTCCAAGCAACTTTGCTACCAAATCGATCCGGTACTCGCGTCGGGACTGAACAACGTGCGCCTGATCCGTGACAACGTCGGCAACACGCGACCAGTGAAGGGACGCAGCGCGGGCAACATGGACGTGATCGTGTCCGGCAACATGGCAGCGCTTCTGATGGAACATCACCAGGTGCGTGAGTCAACCGGACTAAGCACAAGCGCTTGTCCGATTGGTTAAGGTGGCAAGTCTGAAATAATCGCTTGACAGGCTGAGGCACATTTGTTCCATGCATCTCAGTGAGCATCTTCGCACGATTCTTCGGTTTCAAAAGCGGCGTGGTTGTCTACGCACGCCCGGAACCACTGGCAACGCCAGCGCCACAGCATCTACCTGCTGTCGTTCGTGCAATGAATCTCATCAGCACCGACTTGGCGCGTCTCCCGTTCTCGATCATTGACTCACAGGGCCAGGTTGTCGACTCGCCAATCACCCAACTGATGACGCGGGAAGCCTCGCGCTGGCAGTCGGGCTTTGAGTTTCGGCGCTACATGACCACGTGCGCCCTCGATTCGGGCAACGGTTTAGCACTCATTCGCCGTGATTCATCGGGCACGGTTGCCGAATTGCAGCCACTTCCGAGCGGAACATCGACCGTCGAGCTCACAGAAGAGGGCGTTCAGTACCGGCTTGGCGGGAATCTGTTGAAGGCAGACCAGGTGTTGCACCTCGGTTGCTATCCGGATCCGCTTTCTCCAAGTTGGTACATGTCGCCGATGGAGTCTTGCCGGTTTGCCATGGAACTGGCCGCAGACCAGGACGCGGCCCACAAGAGCCTGATCCGCACCGGCAGCACCGGCAAGGTTTCGATCTCTCACCCGGGCGCGATGTCCGATCAGACGGTTCAAGCCATCCGCGACGCCTGGCAAACCATGCACGCAACCGCGGAGGGTGCATCGCGCCCGTTGATCCTGCGCGAGGGCATGAAGGCCGAGCGCATCAGCGCTGAATCAACCACAACTAGCATTGAGTCGCGCCGGTTCTCGATCCAAGAGATCGCCCGCGCATTCGGCGTACCGCCCGAAATGCTTTACCAGCAGGGCGGTGGTGCGCTGTCCTCACAATCAGAAACCGCACGCGCCTACGTCGATGGCGCGCTAGCCCAATGGGTGACAGCGTGGGAGTCGGAGATCACGCGAAAACTCTGCGGGCCCGGCGAACACGCAAGGCTCGATACCGACGTCCTGCTCCGCGGCAATATGCGCGATGCCGGCATGGCGCTGTCAAAACTTGTCCTCGCCGGGATCCTCTCACCGAACGACGGCCGGAAGCGCATGGGCTTGCCTCCGATCGCCGGCGATCAGTTCGACATCCCAAGTGTGTCCATGCCAGGCGGAATGAGCGCCATGCAAGGCGACAACGCCACCGAGAACATCGATGGAGGTGAAGACATTGCTTGAAATCCGTACCGCCAAGATCAATATGCAAGGCGACAAGATCGGCGGCTACGCCAGCGTGTACGACGCTCCGAGCCACCCGCTCACCGTGCGCGGCCTCAATGGCGGCAAGCCATTCACTGAAAAAGTAGCACGCGGCGCGTTCGACAACTCGCTCCGCTCCAACATCTCGCTGCTTGTCGGTCACGATTCGCGCGACCTCTTGGCAAATACCAAGAGCGGGTTGCTTGAACTCAACAGCGACGCACACGGTTTGGCATTTTCAGTGACCTTGCCAGATACAGAACTTGCCCGGTCTACGAGATCGCTCGTCACCGCGGGTGTGTTCTCCGAAATGTCTTTTGGCTTCAACGTGATCTCAGATTCTTGGAGCGGCAACACACGCACGCTCAATCAAGTTCGTTTGATCGAAATTTCCGTAGTGTCCGAAGGCGCGTATCCGCAGAGTCGCGTCGAGGCAAGAACCCTTCTGTCGGGCATTGCCCGGCTTCGTCTGCGACTAAGGATGCCATCATGAAACTGTCCGAACTCTTTGAAAGCCGTAAGGCGCTCACTGCTGAGCGCGATTCCATTCTCGCACAAGATTCCCTCACCGTGGAGATCGAAGCCCGCGGCCATGAAGTCGCAAACGAACTCGCAACCGTTGAAGCCGAGATCCGTTCCGCGCAAATGCGCGAGCGTTTCGCGTCTTCAAGCGCCGTCGAGATCATCGCCAAGCGCGATATGGAACTTGGACGCGAAGAGCGCGACACCAAGAAGTACCGCGAACAGTTTGCGGGTTGGTTGAAGGGTGGCGCTGCGCCTGAAGTGCGTGCACTGTCAACTGCAACCACGCCAGCAACCGCTGCCGGCACGATCATGGTTCCTGCCATTTATGAGACAGATATTCTCAAATATTTGGCGGCGAACAGCACGATGATTTCGCTATCTGACTACCGTTCAGGAGTCACTGGCTACCCATCGCTCCGTTACAACACGCAGACCAGCGCAAACTACGGTGCAACTCTTGCAACCAGTGGCACTGGTTCATGGATCGCTGAAGGCGGCACGGCCGTTACCAACGACATGGCACTCGCTGAAGTGCTGTTGCCTCCAAAGCTGTGCTCGCCAACCACTCAAGTTTCGCAGACGCTGTTGCGCCAGGCAAACTTTGACGTTGAAGCCGAAGTGATGTTGGATCTGCAATCCAAGATGAGCAAGAACATGGAGTTCGGGTTTATCGGTGGCACGGGAACCAATATGCCAACCGGCATCTTTGACCCTGCATCAACGACTGTTGGTGTTCGCTCGGGTGCATCTTGTGCAACCAACACCAATACCCGCGCACAGAAGGTGACTGCTGCAACTTCGTCCGCTACCGTGATTCTCGACAACCTTACGCAGATGCGTTACAACACGCTTCCTGCGGCATACTGGAATAGTCCAGGCTGCGCGTGGATCATCCCGCAAGACGTCTACGCAGCGATTGCTGCAACGACCGTAAACAACGTGCCGCTGTTTGTTCCGTCTGCCGATAAGGGCATCACGGGCGCTGCACCGTTCACGCTTATGGGCCTCCCGGTCTACGTCACGCAGTATGTTCCCGTGAACGTCGCAACTGCTGGCACCACCAAGACGGTGATGGCAGTGGTTGGAGACATCCGAGAAAGTTATGCGATTCGTCAGTGGGCAGGAATTGGCATGATCCGCGATGACATCACCTTGGCGACTACTGGCCAGGTGAAGTACACGGCGCTTGCCTTTGCCAACGCCAACGTGACCCGCGGCGATGCGCTTGTCCAACTGCGCGTGTCCAACATCGCGTAATGATCCTCTCATCCTTTAGGTGGGTGGGGCTTCGGCCCCACCTACCTACAGCGAGGAACAATGGCTTTAGATCTAGCAAAGTTTCGAGGTTGGGCGAGGATCCCTCACACCGAAGACGATGTGAGCATTGGCATTGCATGGGCAGCAGCCGTACGCGAATTAGAAGAGCGCACCGGGTGGTGCGTGGAGTCGGTCACCAGGACGCAGTGGGTGCCCTCAGCGCCCTTGACGATCTACGGCGGTCTGTACCTCCGTCTTGAGCGCCAAGGCGACCTGGCTGGCACTACGGTCACCTACAGCGACAGCGCGACGGTGCCCCTCACCGGCACGTGCGCGAAGATCCAAATCAATGGCTTGGTCTACGTCGATATGGAAATCGATGCACTGACCTACCCGGTCACCCTGACCGTAACAGCAGGTAACGCAGCGCTTAATCCACTGCTAGAGATGGCGCTACTCCAGCGCGTGGCACACCATGTGGCAAGCCGCGGCGATGACACCATCGCGCTCGACTCGACCTACTGGGATCGGATCACCGGCATGATGGGCAAGGGAATCGGGTAATGGCTGGGCACGTCCCATCCGGAATGCTGAGGCTTTCGATGACGGTACAGAATCCCGTACGAAATATCGACAGCGTCGGCCAGGCGTCAGTCTCATGGCTAAACGTCGCTCAGATTGCTTGCCACATTGACTCGGCGCGCACGAACGAAGTCGTAGACGATCTCGGCGTTAACACGCGCTCCGACTGGCGCATCCTGGCCGCCTGGCATCCTGCGGTAACCACGAACAGCCGATTGCTTTACATGGACAACGGCACCGAGCGCGTGTTCAACATCCGCGCTTGCTTTGACCGTGACCAAAAGCGCCGGCGCCTGGAGATGGAAGCCACGGAGGTAACCGAATGACGGCTACCAAGGTCACGATGAAGACGCAGTTCCGCGACGGCAACGTTCGCGCCGCGTTGGCTCGTCTTGGGCCGAAAGTCGCACAGAACGTAATGAAGCGATCGATGAGAAAAGCGCTCGACCCAGTGCGCGTTGCACTTCGTCAGACTTGGGTAGCTGCGGGTTACAAAGGTAAGCCGCTGCACCGTCGGGCAATCGATAAAGCAACCCGCATCGATGTACGTCGCGCTGGCGGCGGCGTACATGCCGGGATCACTGGTCGTGTCGGCGTCATGTACGGCAAGGGTGGCGGCACCGGTGCGGGCGGCCGGCAGAAGATTTGGCACTTGCTAGAAGCAGGATTCCGGCACTACGCCAAGGGATCCAAGGCTTACGCCAACTTCAGCAAGGACGCCAAGGCAGAGCAGGGCAACTACAAAGCGATCATTGCCGCGAAACGACCAGCGGCACTAGCAGCGCCAAAGGCAGAGCGCGCCGGCAAACTGCGCGCAGTCTTCGCTGCAGCACGCGATGCAGCGCCTACGTTCGTCGCAGAGCGCTCCGGACGCACTAAGGCGCGAAAGAGCGCCACGGCTAAACAGATCGCGGGAGCGTGGCGTTCTCGCGCTATTGCTTCGCGCATGATTCCGGACGTTACCCACAAACTGCGCGACTACATCCTTCAAGCGTGCAAGGAGGCTTTACGTGGCAACAAGTAGAAGCCTAAAGATCATTACGGAAGCGCTGTACGACTATCTAAAGACGCGCATCGGCGTGGCTGAGTTGTCGCCGCGCTGGCGTCGCCAGGGCGATCCGCTGCCGTATGTCGTTTACGAGTTCACGTCTGCCGCATGGGCGCAGACCACGAACACCGTTACGAACATGGTCACGCTGTCGGTGAACTTCTCCTGCGTCGCTGCAACGGTATCGGAAGCAATGGAGGTAGCCGATGACATTACCGAAGCATTCGCCCTTAGTGTCACAGAAGGCTCTATCACCTTCCGGATGGTTGATATCAACATGAGAACACTCGACGCTGTGCCCGATGACGGCACGGGCGATGCTGAACGAATTATCGTAGTTACCACGACATTTCTTACCCACGACGAAAGTTAAACGATGCCAACGACATACACAGCCGGCTACGGCGGAACGCTCACGATCAACTCAATAACCATTCCGGTTCAAAACGTGACGATTGACCTTTCGCGCCAAGAGATCGACATCACTACCACCCTCGACCTCACGACGCTAGCAATGGCTGGCCGTCTGACGCGGAAGATCACCTGCACGGCAATGGCTACAACCGTCGCGGAAACGGCGCTCACGCTGCTGATCAATACCGCGACAGACACCAAGACCATTGTCGCCTGGTCTGACGGAAACTCAGGCACGTCGTACAGCATCACTTGCATGTTGACCAGCGCTAGCCGTTCGTATGACGGACAAGGCGCTGCAACCATCAACTTCAACTTCGCAGAGGCGAAAGCCTAATGCCAATCGGAACCGAATATCTAGGCGACGGCTGGCGCGATGCCGACATCGAAGGACTGCCACCACTCCAGGTGCGGCGACCAGTGATGCGGGACATTGCCGGCGGCGGCCAGTACTGGTGGATTGCTTGCGTGCGCTGCACCGACGGTACGCCGTTGCTTGCTGAAGGCGTGGCCGCTGCCGATCTGCGCATTGAAATCGGCAACGCCATCATTGCGGAGGTAATGAAAGAGCGCCCTATTCAAGCGCCGAAAGGCGCATCTGGAGGATGACTCCAGCAGCTCGAATGGATATGCCAGTCGGGCTGATGAGTGAAGCGACGCCGGAGGAACGGATTGAGAGTTTGCTGATCACGATTGCTTGCGCGCTCACACACGCGCCAGCGCACAGGATTGCACCATGGCGAATGACTTAAAAGCATCGGTAAGCATCACAGCGGACACTAGCGGATTGATCTCCGGCGTGAATGGTGCCATGGAGAAAATTAATCGGGTAAGTGCTAGTAGCAGCGCGATGGCTGGCATGATGGGCGCTCAAAAAATAATCCAAGTGGCGCAGCAGTTGTACGCGGCTGTTTCCGAGCGTTCTGAGCATCTGTCGAAACTTGCTCACACGTTCTCGCCTGAAGCAATGAGAAGCGCGGCAAATCTTTCACAGGCACAACTGCAATCCGACATGGCAGTCGGGCAAGCCATGGGCCCGGCACAGGCAGGAATTGACCGCGCCAAACAAGACGCCATTGCGGAAGAGACTGCCGGCACACTGAAGAACGCGGAGCAAATTGGAGCGGGAATGATCGTTCTTAATTCCATATGGAACGAAACAAAACTGCAATCTATGGCCGCTGCGGATGCAGTGCTTATGGCTCTTGGCTCGACGGTTCAAGACCCGAACATGGCAGCAGGCGCCGGAGCAAACCAAGCCGAAACTAATCCCTTAGTTGATGCACTTAAAAGCTCGACGCCCGTTTTGGGATTGATTAGCGATTTACTTGAATCCGTGTATGCAAAGGTAAAGGGAGACTAATGGGAGCGCTAAAAATCGTCCGTCACGCGAGTGGCCCACAGTACAAGATTGGAAGCCCTGGTCAGCCGTTCACGATGACCGAGACCTATCTCGTATCGTGGTTGCCTTCAACTCCAGAAGATATGGCGAACGTCCCCGAAGATATAGCGATCATCGTCGCTGCTTCCGAGACTGGCGTTAATTCTGGCGCATTGAAGATTCCCAAAGTGCAAGCGCGTTACACCGGGTGCGATGCGAATGCCTCATTCCTAGTTTGTGAGTCGGTCGATTGGCGCGTGAATCCAGGCGCAGTGAAGACATGGACGGTCACCGCGAACTGGTCAAGCCTCCAAGAGTTCCAATACAACGCAACAGTACCGGAGCCATGG